AATGTTCTTGTTTAACCATTTATCGTTGTTAAGTACATTTAACCTTTTAAGGACCTTAAGTTCATGAAGTTTACACTCGTCGGCATCACTAAATATTGTACGAACTTGTATGATATCAGGTTCGCCGTGTTCTTCACGAAACGCTTTAACATGTTTAGAGGAAGTAAAATATGAAGTCCATAAATCTTCGGGTGAGCAATCTTTTGCCCATCGACCTCCATAGTAAAACTTATTATGTTGTGTCCAACCTATTTGATATGTGTACGCCATTGACTAACTCCTTAAACTATAACTCTATTTATACATACGAGAACCTGTGGGATTAGCGGTATGGCAACTGGACAAAGACCCGCCTTCTGTGGCAAAGAATAGTAGATAAATAGCACACAAGCTAAGGAGAAAGGTATGGGCCTGGGGATAAAGTTAGCGGCAGCAATGGCACTATTGGTGTTTGTCGTTGGCGGAATGTTTTACTGGTACTATAATGACTCACAGGAACGAATGGCCATATTGAATGAGAACAATGCTACGCTAGAAGTGGCAATACAGATTAGCGAAGAGACTGTCGATCAGTTGCAGACTGAATACAAAAAAGCAAGCGAAGGCCTAGGCAAAGTGAACGAAGCATTTACTAACATCCGTAGACAGAATCAAGTTTTAAGAGACAAGCTATCTATTCACAGTCTTGGGGTTCTGGCACAGAACAAGCCAGCGCTTGTGGAAAGGGTTATTAGTCGAGCTACAGCAAAAGCAAACAGATGTTTTGAACTACTTTCAGGCGCAAACTTAACAGATAAAGAAAGGGAGGCTACAAATGGCAAATCGTTCAATAGTGAATGTCCTTGGTTGTTTGATCGTTATCAGCCTTATTAGTGGTTGTGGTGGTATGCCCGAGAAAATTGAGGTGTCAGCAAATCCTGTGGATAAGCCACGGCTAGTCTTACCCAAAGCCGATGAGTTGAGTCTACGGCCAGTTGAGTGGGTAATCTTGACAGAGGATAATGCAGTTGTTCAATTCGAGAAGTTGAGTGCAAGTGGTAGAACAATTGTGTTTTTTGCTATTACAGACGGGGGTTATGAGAACCTCGGTTTGAATATTTCTGATCTCCGTGGCTATATTCAACAACAGCAATCCATCATAGGCGCTTATCGGATATACTATCAAGCTTCAGATGAGGCAATAGATGACGCTAACAGTCAAATCGAAGCCGCTAAAATGCAGGTAGAGAAGCAGCAACAGAACCAAGACTCTAGTAGGGGTTTTTGGCAAAAACTAACAGACTGAAATGATGCTTGACAACAACAATTGGCAAAAAAGTTAATGATTACCATCTACGGTTCTAATAACTGCATATGGTGTCTCAGAGCCAAGCAGTTGGCAGAACTTTTTGAATTAGAACATGAGTACAAGCTAGTAGAGAACTACAGAGCTGAATTCAGTTCGAAGTTTCCAGACGTGAGGACAGTTCCTCAGATTGTTTGGGATGAAATTCACCTTGGTGGATATGACGTGTTTGCCAAAGCGGTAAACGAATTTATTATTAATGATGGAGAGAAACAATGACTAAAGATGATGTTAAGACTAAGCTTCGAGAAGGCAACATACTAATTGAGTTCGTGAAAGTTGGAGGCGGTGTGCGCACTATGACAGCCACTTTGAATTCCAGCCAGATTGTATACGCACAGTCCGAGTCAACTAATAATCGCAAACCTAACAATGACGTTTGTTCGGTTTGGGATGTACGTGAAAACGCTTGGAAATCGTTCCGTTGGACAAACCTTCGCTTTGTAGACGAGTTGTGGTTGCCATATGGCATTAGCGAATAGCGCTCAATCGTTAATATCTCTTACCGTAGCACATCTCGCTGATGCAGGTTGAAGCAAATTTCTGTTAAACCCCTTGACAAATAGATAAAGGTGTTGTATAATACCATATCAATTGACTATGGAGTACCAAATGGCTAATGCAATGAAAAAGAAACCAGTTCGCAGAGCTAATCTCGCCCGTGACGCCGAAGAGAAACACGTCGGTCGTGAAACTATCGATTGGGAGTCGGTGAGTGCTGAAGATTATTTTAAACGCATTCAAGAGACGTTGCAGCACTATAGCTACTTTTACGACCGAAAGGATTATGCCGCTTGGGCAACGGCTTGGGTAAAAGCGAATCGTCCCGCTGATATGGAAGATTTCAAGTGTGCTGAAGACTGGAGATCATCGTCAACGATGGCATCATTGATGCAGATGCAAACATTGGGGTGCAAGCTTACAGACTCTGCCCTTGCCTTTATCGACAAAACTCTCGAAGAGGTGATTCAAGCCGGCAGGGTAAATAAAATGAAAACGTCTAACGTGGATTTGGCAGCGCCTAAACCTGCTCGCAAAACTCCGGTAGAACTACTACGAGAAAAGACTAATGATGTCATTGGAGAGATCGAGGGGTTTGTAGATGATTACAACGATGGTGTATTGGATAAGGATTTTAGCCTCTATAACTCCATGAAAATTCAGAACTGTGCCGGTCAAACTGCTCGTGATATCATCGCACACTACAGGGCAGTTCAGGAAGAACTGCGTGAGATGTTAGACGGTAAGACTCCAGACCTCGTTGAGGGTTATGGTCACATGACAACAAAGCAACAGCATGCCTTCTGCGACTTCATTGCCACACTGATCAATGATGCTGAAAAATACTTAACCGGTAAGAATGCTACACGTAAGCCTCGTGCGAAGAAGATAACGCCTGTGACAAAACAAGTCGAGAAAGTTATCTACCAGAAAGAAAACGCCGACTTTAAAATAACCAGTACCTCGCCCGTAAACATCATTGGTGCTATGGAAGTATACCTATTTAACACTAAGACTCGTGTTATTAAGTATCTTATCTGCGAGCGAAGAGAAGGCTTTGCTGTTCGTGGTACGACTATCTTACACTTCGACGTTGAGAATTCATTCAAGAAAAAACTACGTAAGCCTGAGTTGACACTTACGTCCTTGGCAAAGAGTACTAAGGCTAAGGCGCTTAAAGAACTCAAAGCCCTGAAGACAGCACAAACTCCGGCAGATGGTCGCATCAATGCGGATACGGTGATTCTAAAGGTAGTGAAGTGATGAAAAACGTTATTGATTTTGCCGAAGCGCAAAGACTCTTAAAGGAGCGTGAGGAAAGGCTAGAAGTTTTTGCGAAAGAGAGCGACAAAGAGATTGCTGTCGTCTTTGCCCTCGAAGCAACCAGAGACATCGTAATAGCACTACGTGATATAGGTATTCACGTCACAGACAACACTAAGTCTATACTCGATATCTTGTCCCTTCAAGAAGCGATACGTGGACTGATCTATAGGTGTCTGGGAGAGACACACCCGTATCACCACGTCTCTGATTCGATCGCAGTAACACTTTATGGCGACAGTGATGCTTATGATGCTCATGTCGACTATGACGAGCTACTAGAAGAATTTATGCAAGCTATGTACTCGGACGATGGTAACTAAGTTAACAAACGACTTGACAAGCGCAAATGTTTGTGTTATTATGAATGCTCATATAACTTAACCTAGGAGAAAGGAATGATACTAGTTGACCTGAACCAAGTTATGATCTCGAATATGATGATGCAGATTGGCAATCACCAAAATGCTCAGATAGACGAGAACATGCTCAGGCACATGATCTTGAACACGCTACGGTTCAATCGTCAAAAGTTCCACCAAGAGTTTGGCGAACTATTGATCACATGTGATGATAGAAACTATTGGCGTAAACAAGCATATCCGTACTACAAAGCGAATCGCCGCAAGGCACGAGAATCGTCTGAGATGGATTGGAGTGCAATTTTCGATGCTCTGAATAACATCCGTGAAGAACTGAAAACGTTCTTTCCGTACAAGGTCATTCAGATTGACGCATGTGAGGCGGATGACATTATTGGCACTATCGTTCACAGAGAGGGCAAAGCACTAAACGTAGGCGAGCCAATTCTAATACTCTCGGGTGATCACGATTTCAAACAGCTACATAAGTATGCCAATGTGAAGCAATACGATCCCACACGTAAGCGATGGATATCGCACTCTAACCCAGAAGAATATCTGTTTGAGCATATACTTAAGGGTGACTCTGGGGACGGTGTACCCAACGTTTTATCACCCGACAACACATTTGTTATGGGCATCAGACAGCGCCCGGTTACGAAGAAGCGTATCACAGATTGGGGTGATATAAATAAAATGGACAGTGAAGTAAAACGTAACTATATGCGGAACAAGACACTCATCGATTTGAATGAAATTCCGGCTTCTATCAAGAAAACGATTCTTGAGAAATATGAAGAAGATAATCCAAAGGATAGGAGCCAGTTACTCAACTACTTTATTAAAAATAAACTTAGAAACTTAATGGAGAGTATCAGTGAATTTTGATACGACCAACAACCAGTCGGAGTTTTAATATGACTACAAGATCACTAGCGGAAGTAATTGCAGATGCCCGGGCACTGAGTACTGTTGCAGAGAAGGCACAATTTCTCAAAGCAAACAATTCGAAAGAGTTGCGGAACATACTCATCCTCACATATGATGCGAGGTTCACATTTGATCTCCCATCGGTTGCTCCGCCCTATCAACCATCGGTTGTGAATGAGTCGCATGGACTGTTGTATCGTGAAGCCCGCAAGCTTTCCTACTTCGTTAATGAGATGAAAGATGGTGAGAACCTTAGCCGTGTGCGGAAAGAAGCGCTGTTTATCCAAATGCTCGAAACAGTTGATAAAGACGATGCGCTTCTTTTGATAAGGATGCTCGCTAAAGATCCCTATCCCGATTTACCAGTTGAGGCCATCCATGAAGCATTTGGCCCCATCATTCAAGATCCCATAGCGCCCCGTTCCAAAAAACGTGGGCGGGGTCGCCCCAGAAAAGTAGCATAACAAATCATAGTAAGAGTGTCAATTCATGGCTAAAGGTAAAAAATTTCGTGAATGGGTCGAAGAAGACTACCCCAATGATGATGTTGAAAAGAAGAAAGATTCCAAGCGATATGATAAACGCAAGTCTGACATCCAACGCGCAAGAAGACAAAAACGATCACATAAAGAGTCGTTTTTTAAATAGTCGACTGCGGCCACGCTTCTTCAGTGTGTTATAATTTGTAATCAAAGAAGGTGTATGTGTATGAGTAATAAGAGTAAGAAGTTGGTTCTAGTAGACTGCGATGGAGTTCTAGTCGATTGGTTATATACCTTCACTAATTGGATGAAAGGTCAGGGTTACAAGACAGATGGAGAAATCAGTTGCTACTATCTAGAAGATACTTACGGTGTATCTCGGAAAGAGATTAAGTCGCTAATCAAGACCTTTAACGAGAGTGCGGATATTTCTTCCATTCCCCCTCTTCGGGATGCAGTCAAGTACGTGCGGAAGATGCACGAAGAACTTGGCTGTGTTTTTCACTGCATCACTAGCTTGAGTCTGAATCCATTCGCCGTAAAGTTACGGAAAGACAATATCGAGAATCTTTTCGGCAAGACTGCTTTTGAGCGAATCATTTGTCTTGATACTGGTGCTGACAAAGATGACGCACTCCTGCCTTATATAGATAGTGGTTGTATCTGGGTAGAGGATAAAATCGCTAATAGCGAGTTGGGACTTCGGTTAGGTCTTACTTCTGTCCTCATGGAGCACAGTTACAACGAAGACTATCAACACGAAGACATCATCAAAGTAAAAAATTGGAAAGAAATCTACGAAATGGTGTCGTAGAGGGTATCTTCAGTATAAATACCTTTATGATGGTACACTACAGGCGGTCCTAGTTGATCGCCTTTTTTATAAATTTGGAGAAACATTATGCCAATATACTCGTTTAAGAATATTACCACAGGCGAAGTATTTGACGAGATTGTGAAGATGAACGACCGTGAAGCGTATCTATCTGCAAACCCCAATCTACGTCAGATCATCACTAAAGCCCCGGCTTTAGGCGATCCTGTACGTCTGGGGATAACAAAAACCCCCGATAGCTTTAACTCCCTTTTGAAGAATGTTCACAGAAACAACCCTGG